TGAGCCATTTACTTTTTCCTTTTATCCTAGTAGATTACCAGAAGTTTTTAAGTTTTTTTGCTTTAGGCCTTCTCTAATTTTATCCCCTGATGATAGTTTGTCCCATTGTGCCCTCTTGGCAGATAGTTGTGCTTCACCTGTAGTCCGAGCACCCTCTGACGCTCCTGGAGTTGCGTGACTAACAACGACCTTTTTTTCTTCGAACATACCACTCATTTTGGCTTCACTTAGAGCTGTCCATGCTTCTCGTAAGTCACTATGACCACGAACGATGCTATCAGCAAATTTACGATATTTTTCTGGAAGAGTTTCCAGTTCTTGAGTAATTCTTTCCTTGTAAACACTCAATTGAGCCTCTCGCTCAACTTCATAAGAGGAAAGTTTCTCTGCCATTTCTTTCATTTGTTTTTGTTGTTCATTAAGCATATTTGTATATTTAGATTCAATTTCAGTCATTGCAGCTTCTCTATGAGCTAATTTTTCTTCCATAGAGCGTTTCTTGTCTGCTTCTTTTGCTTGGAGTTCTGCTAATTGTTTCTTGGCTTCAAAGGCCTCTGTAGATTCTTCTTTAACAGAAGATATTTTACCTTCCATCTCTGCTTTAAAGCTGTCTAGTTGCTCTTGATACTTAATACGACTAGCTTTGTTCTCTTCTCTAAGCCTTTTAACTTCAAGAAGAGCACTTTCTTTAGTCCATGTACCTGCATCATTAAACTTTGACTCTACTTCTTTACTTACATCTTCTGCTGCTTTTACAACAGGCTCTTTATCTGTAGGCACTTCTGCAGCAACTTCAACTTTATCCTGCGGTTTAGAAACCTCTGTCTCTGCTACTTGACCAACTGAATCAAATAGATTTTCACCTTTTACCATCTTAGCACTCCTTATGTTGATCTCTATCAACTTTAATTAAATATATAGGTAGATTAAAATAATCTACCAACTCCTCTTAACGTGTTTTCCAATCCATTATTTCGCATATTAGTCTTATAAGGATTGTTATCATCTACTGTTGGTATATCGTCTTTATAGGGAATTAACGATATTTCACTAATTAAACCTGGTTCAAATGCAGTCATAATAGGACTTTTAAGTATAAAAACCTCTTTATCATTATGACATTTAACCCAAGTAGAATGTAATTCTTTCCAAAAAGCTTCACATTCAGTAAAATTTTCAGAGATTAAACAATCAAAATCTACACCATCTTTTCTAAAAAGTTTTACTACATACTTCTCTTTAGTCTGCATTTATTTACCTTTTTTATCACTTACTGGTTTATCTTTTTTCAAAGCAGAATCTTCAGAATGTTTAGCTCTATTATCAATTTTAGGTTTAGATATCTTAATAGCATCATCTTTTTGTTGAGCTTCTTCTTTAGGATCTAATATAATTCCATGTTCAATCAACATCTTTTGAATTTCAATGTCATTCTTAGTATCTTCTAGTTGTTGTTCGTGCTTATCTTTACGTTTTTGTTTAATCATTTTATTGATTTCAATATCAGTAAGATAAGGATATAGATCTTTATATGTCTGTCTATCCCCAGTTTCTAATAGTTTTTGTTCCATACCTATCTTTTCCATTTGAGTTTTAGGGTCTAATGGGAATTTAGGAGGAACATAAGTAACTATAAGTTTACTATCTTCAGAGAATCTTTTATCTCCTGCAGAAGAATGGTGAGTGTTCCACAAACTCTTTATTACTTGAAATAGTTGGGCTTCACGTTCTGCGAATAGCTTACCACGCCGGCCTGCATTTTCATCCATAACTCCTTGCTTTTCCATCCAAGAAGCAAATCCAGAAGGCGGTATTTTATCTTCATATTTAGGTTTAAGACCATGAGTTACTCTAACCATATCATAGATAGCCCTGATACTATTAACTAGGCCGTTAATATCAGCGTTAGGATGGGCAAACTTGAAGTCTCCCTTCTCTCCTACAGATACAGCAGTGTCAGGACCTAGAGTAAATCCTAAAGCGTTAGCGTCTGCATTACCATCTCTAGACATGCCAAAACCGCCATGGCTAAAATTACGCTGATTTCCAGCTAATCCATATGCTGATACTCCACCAATACCACCAAACCTAGATTGTGCTGAACCTCCTCTTAACTCATTGAAATCATCAACAGGTCGGCCTTGTCTAGTTCCTTTAGATCGCTCCATACCTTTAATCACTGGAATACCGAAAGACTGGAATTTAGCAATATGATTAAGATCAGTAAGTCTCATATTAATAGCATGATTAGTGTAAATAAGAGATTCATTGATAGGTAGGTAATAATAATGAGCAGGATCTTGATTGAAGAAAGGTACTGCTGGTATACAACCATAAGGATTTTCAGTCTCATAAAATTGGGACTCTTCATCCTCAATCATATGACTTTGTGGGGTCCAATATACTTTGGTCACTTTCGCTAGATTATTGTAAGCTACTTGTTTTTTAGTAGAGTCTGTAGCATTTGGCATGTTAGAACCACCTTGATAAGTAGGTGTTACTGCTGCTCCACTTCCAAACCCTGAGAAACCGTTACTAAAACCAATTAATAATTCTGTTATATAATAAGGAGAAGCCCCATATTTAACATCATAAACACCACTATGTACTACTTCTAACTGTACTTGCCCACCTTCAGTAGCATCTACAAGCTTTCCTGTACTAGGATCTACAAAAGAAACCTTAACTAGAACAGTACCTAGAAGTTTTGTCCATCTATCAACTTTATCCATAATCATCAAATAACGACTATCGATTTTTAACTTTTCCCATAGTTCTTGATCATTTTTATTAGGTCTACCTTTTGAATCAACTATCTGATGAATAGGATCTTCTTTATATAGAATAGAAGTTTCATCAATAATTTCTTTTGTGATATTCATAGGAACAATTTGTTGCTTATCAGGATGTCTAAATTGCTTTACTAAATCATGATAAACAAATGTATCAGCTCTTCCTTCATAATGAGCCAATGCCACTTCTGACACCCATTGTCGATAATAAATATCGTTATATAGGTAAGCTCCCAAAGTAGGAAGTGAACTACCATAGAATGGATTATTGGTTACACCCAAATTAAAAGAAATGACACACCTCCTAGATCAGTCTTTAATTAGACTGTATCTTTTATATAATAAATGATTATAAAAGTCAAGTAAAAAATAATATATTTATATCTTTTTTATCCAATTTTCTGCAAATATATTTATTTCTTTCATTCGATCTTCATAAGTCATTTTTCTATATTTATCGTTATAAATAGCTCCACTAAATTCTTTAAAAATAGCAATTAATAAAGAATTAATAATATCTTGTTTTCTTAGATGTACTGGTAATTTATCATTATTAATAGAGAATAACTTATTTTTTCTATAAATTAGTGGATGATCCATTATTGAATTACTATCAAGGAAACATAACCTTCACCAGCAGTTCTAGTCAGTTTGACATGTGATACTGCGTGAGTAATATAACTAGCTGGAGTAGTGGTTACTGCTGTAATATCAAAGAAATCTACTCCATTAATAGAAAATGAAGCATTAATAGCAAGAGTTCCAGAAGTCTGAAGAGATAATTTACTACCTGGATCTCCAATTATAAGAGTTTCTTCAGTAGTAGTACCATCTAATTTAGAAGAAGTTAATTTAGTACCTCCTCCAGTATTATCAATAGTTCTTACATCTTTTTTACTATAACCCATTATTAAAACCCATCCGTTATTGCTATAAAATTATTAGTGTCATGGAATAAGTGTACTAATAGATACCTTAGAGCGTCTAATAGACCTTCATATCCTTCTGCTACTTCTTCATAATCTTCTTTAAGACTACCATTCTTGCTCTTTTTGAATCTTGCCGTGCTAATTGCATATATTAGATTAGTACAGTTACTATTTACAAATAGTTTAGGAAAGGTCTTTTGCATCTTTAATCCACTAGGATCTAAATCATATGCAGGAGCGCCCTTCTCATCAAAATCAGGAAACTGACACCAGAGACGTATCATATTACAACCGATCTCTCTATCCTGCTTAGTTCCTGAAGGCCTATAACCTAATACAGTTTCGAAATCATCCCAAGCTTTACGGCCATTTAATTGAACTTGATCTCCTGAAACATCAGCTATAACATCATGAAATTGAACTAGTTTTCTGTATTCTGTAGGTCGTTTTTCGTGATCCCATATATTTCTAGAGATTCTTTGTAATTCTTTTTCTTTATCTAATATCTGATGAGCTTGTTGATAAGTTGTAGTTCTAGGAGTAAATCTCTCATCAAAAATGATAATGTCATTATGTTTATTTACTTGAGCAAATAAAGTACTAGCTGGTTTAGCGAAGTTATGATCACAAGCAGCATAGATATCACCTTCGTCTGGATGGAATTTATAATCTACTACATTTTTAACTTTTGCTTCTGTAGCTAGATCTGTATAAAATCCTGGAAATACAATATCATCTACTGCTTCAAAATCAGCTAGATATTCCTGTTTGAATTTAATAGCTTTTCCTGCGTAAACTGCTTCTCTATAAGCTTTATCAATTTCTCTTTTAGATTCTTCTGGAGTAGCTGCTAGAAATGGATTTTGATATGAAGTCATTTGAAATGATGACCATTCAGTCATATCATCATCTAATCCTGTTGTTTCATCAATTGTTACAGGTAGAAGACCTTCTCTTTGTTTAATACCTTTTTGTCCTAATAAGAACAATTTATAGAACTGATTACGACCCCTTGGGCTTGATATCATAATACAACTCCCTCTTTTATCCATAAGAGTAGGTTGTATCATCTGAGTCCAGGTATCAGCTATCTGAGGGTAGAGAGCAGCTTCATCAATAATAACAAGGTCGTTAGCTTCTCCAGCTAATGAATCAGGATTCTCTAATGATTTAGCTTCAAGAACACTACCCCAAGGAGTCTCTAGATAATAACTACCTGTCTGATTCCTTGCTCTACCTATCCTACCAGGGACAATAATCTTTAACTGTGTAACGAATATATTATAAAGTTCTCTAAATACTTTTTCAGTTAAACTATAATCAGGTGCAGCAATAGTTACTCGGCGTCTCATCTGCATCATTGCAGCCATTGCGATCAAAGAAACTACCAGAGTGTTATGTTCGAAGCAGTCGTTGATATAATTATTGGTCTCAGGCACGCTAATAGCCACCGTAGGCTCTTCACCAATGTATTTAACGTCTAGTATCTCATCCCAGTATACAGGAGCTTCTATGAGGTTTCTCTCCTCTTTAAAAGCTGCTGGGAATAAATCACAATACTGTAGAAGTTTATCTTTCCCTACTGCTCTATCAGCTCTGACTCTACCGTAATATTCTTTTTCTTGTTGGTGGTAAGAAAGAAAGGTTCTTAATTTATCACTGAAAGCCTTACAGAATTCAGGCGGCATAGTATCTAATTGACAATTAAATGCATTATTACTACAAATATCTAAATTAATACTCTCATCACATTTACCAAAAATACCAATTTCTTCTTGGAATTTAATCATTCCTGAAGTTGTATGTATATCTACTGTATAGGCTACGTTACCTTTATAAGGTCCACTTCTAAGAGTTTTTTTACGTAATTTAGCAGGAATACCTAATCTTGCTAATAGTCTCTTGACA